CAGTACCAGTTCCCGGTCGCGGTCGGCCGCGGCAAGGGCAAGATCACCGGCAAGGCGAAATTCGCCCAGATGAATGGCCTGACGCTCAACTCGTTGTTCTTCGGGCAGACGCTGGTTTCGGGAACGCTCTCGGAGGTCATCGACACCGTCGGCAGCGCCATCCCCAGCACACCCTTCCAGATCACCCCGACCGTCCCCGGCTCCGGAACCTGGGTGGCCGACCTCGGCGTCCTCGCCGCGAGCGGCCTTCCCATGACCCGCGTGGTCTCTGGGCCGACGACGGGTCAGTACAGCGTAGCGGCCGGCGTCTATACTTTCGCCGCAGCCGACACGGGCCTCGTCGTTCGCATCAGCTACCAGTATACCGCGACCTCGACCGTCGCGAAAAAGCTGACGATTAACAACGTACTGATGGGCCAGGCGCCGTCGTTCCGGGCCGATCTGCTCATCCCCTACGGCGGCAAGAACTTCGTCATGACCCTGCCAGCGTGCATCGGTAGCAAGTTCTCGGTCGCCACCAAGATCGATGACTTTACCATTCCCGAGTTCGACTTCTCGTCGTTCGCTGATGCGTCGAACAACGTCGCTTACCTCGGTCTCTCCGAATAATGGCCGAGATTACGCTGCTGGGGCGGTCTTTCGAGATCGCCCCGTTGAAGCTTGGCGACCTGCGCAAGGTCGCCAAGCACATCGACGCAATCAACGCCACGGCCGGCGCGCTGACGACCTTCGAAGGCATGGTCGAAAGCTCGCGATCAATGATCGAGGTGCTCGCCATTGCGGTCCAGAAGCTCGACGCCACGCTCACCGCCGACCTGATCGAGGAAGCCACCGCACTGTCCGACATTCCGGTCATTGGCGAAGCGTTCAAGATCCTGCTGCAGGAATCGGGGCTGGCTCCCAAGGGGGAAGCACCGGCTCCCTCCGAGCCGGAGACGGAGGGAGCTTCGACGACCAACTCCGACGCATCGTCTGCGAGCTAGTCGCCGCCGGGATCGAGGGCGGGTCGAAGCGCCGGGTCGAGGAAGATTGGGGACTCGCCGATTACGGTGAGATGCTCGATCACTGGGTTGAGTATGGCCCACCGCCATATCTCGCGTTGGCGCGGATCGCCGCCAGCCTTGGCGCTGGGTCATCGCGGGCAGGGACGTCAGCGTCACCGTCGGTCGAGATGGCCGATCCCAGCGCCGTTCAGTCCCTCATCGGACAGGCGGAAGTCGGGACATACCACGCCCCGCGCAAAGGGCTCATCCACTAGACAAGGGGTGATGGCGCCTCTGGGCGGGCCATCACTAGCCGCATCGGATGGTCGACACTGCGTTTGCCACGTCAACAATGCCCTGAAGGTCGAAAACCGCGTCCTGTCCGCCATGATGGTCGGGGACCTGAACAACGAACTTGTTCGCCGACCGAAAAAGTCGAAGCATTTCTTCCGCGTCTCGCCCCTTGAGCGCCACCAACTGGTCGCCGGCCATCCAATTTGTTCGATGGACTTCGCCGTTGTCGAGTTTCCAGCCGACGGTCACACGGGTCTCACCGAGCTCTTTTTGAACAAAGTCGGGCCAGTCAACATCGACGTACAAGCCGGTTTTATCACAGTCGACGTTGAGCGAAGGCCGTTCTGAGTGGTCGATGATATTCGCGACGGTGCCCTCGGCCTGCAACAGCGCGTGATAGGACCGGACGCCATCAAGTTGGGATGTCTTATCCGTGATGTTCCACCCGAAAATGGTGACTGCGGCGACGAACATGAACATGAGCGCTTCCCCTTTTGGCGGAAGCTGCAGTCCTTGAGTCCATTACGCAAGAGGCGGGTCGACCGCTCGACACCCTTTTCGCCGCTCGTGGATCCACGTCTCGCCGCAAAGGCGTCGATGATCATCTAGACATTTGGGGGCGACAATGAACGACAACATTGCCGTCAGGATCGTCGGCGATGCGTCCGGCGTCGCGCCTGCGATCGACCTTACGAAGAGCGAGATCGGCAGCATCGCCCCGCTGCTGCGCGAATTGAACGCGAGCATGGTCGCGCTGACCGGCCAGATGAAGGCCGGGTTCGAGGCTGGCGCCGCCAGTGCGACGCATCTCAAGACGAGTGTCGACTCGGTGAACCGCTCCGCCCACGAGGCGCAAATCGGGCTGACCGGCATGGTCGCGCGGATCCACGAGGGAGCCGAGTCCGTCCGCACCTTCCAGATGCGGGCGAAGGAATTCGCTGAGTTCTACGTCGCGCTGTTCGCGGTCGAGGCGATCAAAAGTTGGGCAGAATCGCTTGGCGAGGCTGCCGAGAAGACGGCGAAACTGTCCGCCATCATGGGAATGTCGATCCCACAGGTTCAGGGCCTGAGCGCCGCTGCCCTGATGAGCGGCACGGACATCGACATGCTGTCCAAGGCGATGGCGATCTTCGACAGCAAGGCGGTTACGTCGGCGGGCAGTTCAAACTCCGCCGGCAAGTCGTTCAAGGCGATGGGCATCAGCGCCAACGATGGCGCGACCAACATGGAACGCCTGCTCAAGACGGCCGACAAGTTCCACAATATGGCCGACGGACCGACCAAAACGGCGCTCGCGATGCAGCTGTTCGGCAAGTCGGGCAAGGAGATGGTTCCGTTCCTGAACCAGGGATCGGTGGCCATCCAGCAGCTGATCGACAAGTCGAAGGAATATGGGGTCGAGAACGAGAAGGCCGTCGAAGTTGGCGGGCGCCTCGCCGAATCGGTCAACGAGTCCAAGATCGCGTGGATGGGCCTCAAGAGCACGCTGACCGAAGCCTTCGGGCCGATGCTGACCGAGCTGGTCGACGGCTTCAACAATCTCGTCAAAGCGATGCACGACAGCTATGAGAGCGGCGGCATCGTCAAGGTCATCTTCGAGGCGATTGCTGCGATCGGGCACGGCTTGGTCGAGGTCGTCAGCGCCATTGGCGCAGGGTTCAACGAGGTGTTCAAAAGCACCTCGGGCGCCGGTGTGGATTGGGGTGCCGTCATCACGGCCGTCATCGACTCGGTGGTGGTCGCCTGCAAGGGGCTGATCGTCGTCGCCGTGGCGATGGGCGACGGGATTTCGCTCACCTTCCACCTTGCCGCCGCGTCGGCCGAATGGTTCCTCGAGAAGTTCACCGAGATCACCGGCGGGATCCGCGTTGCTGGTACCGCGCTCGGCGAGTTCATGCAGGTCGTTGGGAAGGTCTGTGAGGACGCGCTGACACTGCATTGGGATGCGATTGCCTCTGATTGGTCGAACGGCATGGAGCACGTGCGCCAGGCCGTCGCCGCCAAGGCCAACGAGGTCATCGGCGAAGCCGCGCGCATGCGTAAGGGCGTGGCCGAGCAAGCCGCTGCGGCCGCCCAAGTCAGCGCCTCGTTCGACGCGTTCTACAAGAAAATGAATGGCCCGGCAGGCGCAGGCAGCGAGAAGCCGTTCAAATTCAAGTTCGGCGGCGGCGCTGGCGACGCGCCCGACATCACCGGAAGCCCAAAGCAAAAAGAGAAAAAGCCCAAGGACGACCTCGTCCAGCGTCTCGAACAGGAGCTTGAGGCGAAGAAGACCGCATGGGGGCTTGAGCAGGAGGCTCAGGGCACCGCCCAGGCCTATTCCCTCCAGTCCGAGGCCGACTTCTGGGCGACGGCACTGCAGCGCACAAACCTCAGCGCCAAGGACAAGCTCGACATTGAGAAGAAGTGGCTCGCCGCACGCCAGGCGATCCAGAAGGACCAGATCGCCGAGCAGCTCGAGGTCTACAAGTCGGACATCGAGGAAGCCGGCAAGAACTGGACCGAGAAGCTCGCGATCCTGAAGGCTGAGGAAGCCTACATCACGAAGATGTACGGCAACCAGTCGAAGGAGGCGCAGGCCGCCCGCGACGCCGTGATCAAGGCCGAGCACGAGAAGGCCGACCAGCTGCGCCAACTCGCCGACCAGGTGCAGAAGCACCAGCAGGACCTTGCGCTGCTCGACATCGATCAGGCGCAGGCCGCCGCCGAACAGCGCGTCGCCATGGGGCAGGCCACCCAGGCCCATCTCCTCCAGCAGGAAAAACAGTTCGAGAACCAGCGCCACCAGATCCGCAAGGCGGCGCTGCAGGCCGACCTCGCGCTCATCGATCCCAACCGTGACCCGGCGCAATATGCCAAGGTCAGCCAGCAGATCGAGACGCTCGAAAAACAGCACCAGAACAAGCTGACCCAGCTTGAGCGCCAGTCGCGGCTTGAGCGCACGAAGATTGAACGTGACGGCGTCAGCTTCCTCGCGTCCAGTTGGGCCTCGACGATCAGCAAGATGGTCACGCTGCAGGCGTCATTCGCCGACACCGTGAGAGGCCTGTGGCAGGGCCTCCAGCAAGCGGTCGGCCAGGTCATCGAGCAGATGCTGCAGAAGGAGATTGCATCGATCCTGACGCGCATCCTGTTCGGCAAGCAGGAAGCCGCTCAGAGCGTCGCGACCGACGTCGGCAAGGCGGGCGCGGGCGGCGTTGCGAGTATGGCGGCAGCGCCATTCCCGCTCAACCTCACCGCCCCGGCGTTCGGCGCCTCGATGGCCGCTACCGCCGCCTCGATGGGTTCGGTCGCCGCTTTCGACGTCGGCGCGTGGAACCTGTCGAAGGACCATCTGGCCGTCGTTCACAGCGGCGAGATGATTATCCCGTCGAACATGGCCGGAGGCATGCGCAACCTCTTCGGCGCCGCGGCGAACAATAATCTTCCAACTCAGCCGGCTGCGAACAGCAACGGCGCCGGGGGCGACAATCATTTCCACTATAGCCCGACGATCCAGCACCACGACACCAGCCTGAAAGAGATGCTGCGCACCGATGGTCGCGATATGCGCCGCTGGTTCGACAATCAGGTCCGCAACGGCGCGATCAAGCCCGCGCGCGACTGATGACAAACCGGATCACCGACGGCTTCGACTGGGCGCCCTCTGGCGTCACCGCGAACCACTGGGGCGCGAACGGCTTCTACAAGGTCAATCCCATCGCCCGGCAGGCCGACGTCACCACCGGGCGCTTCAGCTTCGGCAAGGCAATCTTTTGGAATTACACGCCGGGCGGCGCCGACGCATTCTTCGGCAGCCCCAACGGCTACGTCATTCCGGCCGGCGTCAACGTCTCCGACGCCTTCATCGGCTGCGGCGTCGTCGTCTATACCAACGGCTCGCCCAATGGTCCCGCGCTCGGCTTCTACGACGCCGTCAATTCGAAGTTCCAGGTCCACCTGACGTTCGAGCCTTATGGCATCATCAAGGCGTGGCGCGGCGAGAAGTCGCTCGGCAATTACCTCGGCAGTTCGAAGGTCGGCGCTTACCAGGAAGACCAGTGGTTTCACGTCGAGGCCAAGGTCCATATCGCCTCGTCGGGCGGCACTGTCGAAGTCCGCGTCAACACGGTGCCGGTCATCCAGCTGACCGGCGCCAATACGCAGGGCTCGACGATCAGTACGTGCGACTCCGCATTCATCGGGGTGCATCAGACCGCGCTCAACGTCGCCGCCAGCGCCGCGATCGACGACTTCTTCTTCAACGATACCGCCGGCACGACGATGAACGACTGGTGCGGCAACCTCCGCTCCAAGGGCCAGTTCGTCATCGCCAACGGCGCGACCGACAATTTCACCATCGGCGGGTCGAGCCCGGCGGCGACCAATTGGCAGTCGGTGCTCAATCAAGCCATCGACGACACGAAATTCGTCTACTCGCCCAATGTCGGAGACAAGGACCTCTACACACCCGACCCGAACCTCAATGCGCCCTATGTCCGCGTGCTGCAGGTCCGCGCGGCGCTGCGCCAGGACGATGCCACCCAGCGCGTCGCCCGGCATGTGCTGCGCATCGGCTCGACGGTCTACGAGGGCTCGATCGATCATTACACCAACCAGACCTTTACCTTCTACAAGACGCGCTGGGAATTGAGCCCGGCGACCGGCGTCTCGTTTACCGGAACCGAGGTCAACGGCCTGCAGGTCGGTATAAAGGTTCAGGCGTGACGTGGCGGGCCAGCTTCGCGCCCCGCTCGTCACGATCGATCCCCTCGCCGAGGGCAGCGCGGGGATTCGCTCGCCGCTGGTCACCGTCGACCCGCTTGCGGAGGGCAGTCCCAACCTCGTCGGATCGTTCGTCGAAGTCGATGCGCTCGCCGAGGGCTACCGCAATCTCCGCACGGCGCTCGTGTACATCGAAAGCCTGCACCCTGTCGCGCCGGAGCCGTATATGAGCACCGACCTTTTCCCCGGCTCGCTGGGCTCACCAGCCAGCCTCCCCGGGCTCGCCTTCACAGTCAAAAAGCAGCCCAAGTTCTCGACCGTGAAACAGGTGGCCACGTCGGGTGTCAGCGTCCGCCGCGCGCAGATGCAATATCCGATCTGGGAATTCGAGCTCACCTATGAGTTCCTCGAGGACCGGACCGGCGCGACGAGCTCGCTCAAGACAATGATGGGCTTCTTTCTGCAGCGGCTCGGCGGGTTTGATACCTTCCTCTACAAGGATCCCGACGACTATCTGGTCACCGCGGGGCCACAAGCGACGACCGACGGCGTCACGACACAATTCGCGTTCAAGCGCACTCTCGGCGGTTTCTCCGAGAAGGTCGGCCAGGTCGACAATGTCGCGGCGATCCACCTCTACCTCGACGGCGTCCTGGTCTCGCCCAGCCTCTACACCGTGACCATGCCCAACCTTGTTGTGTTCACGACGGCACCAGCGGCCGGCAAGGCGCTGACCGCCGACTTCCAATTCTATTTCGCCTGCATCTTCCAGGAGGACCAGCTCAGCTTCGAGAAGTTCATGGACAAGCTGTGGCAGCTGCAGACCGTGACCTTTGAAAGCGTGCCGCAGTGAGGAAGGTCACCGCCCAACCGGGCTACGCGCTGAGCGACGTCACGGCGCTGCTTGCGTCGGGTCAGTTCGTCTGGGCGGAATGCTTCACCATTGCCCCGCTCGAAGGCCCGGTGATGCGCTTCACCGACGTCCAGGAAGATGTCTCGATCGTGGGCTGGAATGATGTTAGCCGCTACTCCTACAAGGCTCGCGACGTCATCCTGACCGGGCTTCGCGCACGAAGCACGATCGGCGTCGAGGTCGACGAGCAGGACATCTCGATCGCCTATTCGGACAGCAGCCTGTTCCAGACGTGGCTGCCGTGGCCTCAGGCGCTGCTGCAGGGCCGTCTCGACGGCGCGACGGTCAGCAGGGACCGGGCGCTGGCTTCGGCCTTTGGCGCGCCGTGGATCGGCGTCACGCGCATGTTTTCCGGCCAGGTGTCGAGCCTCGACGCCGTCGGCCGCACGATTTCGCACTTCAAGGTCAAGTCGGGCCTCGAACGGCTCAATATCCAGATGCCGCGCGACCTGTACGTGCCGACCTGCAAGAACGTCTGGGGAGATACCCGCTGCGGGGTCAACCAGAGCGATTTCGCGGCGCTCGGCACGATCGGCGCCAGCCCGACCCGGACCTCGATCCCGTGGGCCTCATCGGCGGCAAGTTACGCCGGCGGCAAGATCCACATCACCAACACCGACAGCGTCACCCGGGTGCGCTCGATCCTTCGCGCCGACGCGACGCACCTGACTCTGACCTATCCGCTCGACTTCGATCCGGTCGCGGGCATGGAATTCACCGCCTATCCCGGCTGCCCGCGAACGATGACAGGATGCCAGGTGTTTCACGGCGCCACCTGGATGAACTTCTTCGCGGGCGCCCCCTTCGTGCCGGTCGCAGAAACCGCCCTGTAATGACCGAAACCGAAGCGCGAGACGCCGTGGTCCGAGAGGCGCGGCGCTGGAAAGCCACGCCCTATCTTCACCACGCGGCGGTGCTCGGGAGCGGGATCGATTGCGCGCACTTCCTCGTCGAGGCGTTCGTCGGCGCGGGGATGACCGACCGGTTCGAGGTCGAGGCCTATAATCACGACTGGCACCTCCACCGCGACGAGGAGCGCTATCTCGCCAAGGTCGAGCAATATCTGGCGCGGCTCGACGAAGATGATCTCCCGCTCGCCGAACGTTCGCCATCGTTTCACGTGAAGCCGGGCAACGTGCTCACCTGGCGCGTCGGCCGCACGTACAGCCACGGCGCGATCGTCACCGAGTGGCCACTGATTATCCACGCCTCATTCCCGGCCCGCGCGGTCGTCGAGGAATCGATCGAGGGCGGGATAATGGCGGTCAAGCCGATGCGCGTTTATTCGCTCTGGGGCTCGTGAGATGAGCCTGCTGTTCGGCCATAAATCGAAGGTCAAGCCGTCCTTCACCGGGCTTGCCGTCCAGACCAGCAGTAGCACCGTTTGCGTGACCAACGGCTGGGGCATCAGTCGGGCAGCGCCGAACATCATCTGGCAGGGCGACTTCAAGGCCAACAAGCACAAGCAGAAGGCGGGCAAGGGCCTCGGTGGGTCGACCACAAGCTACACCTATTCCGGCTCCTACGTCCTTGCTCTCGGCTGGGGACCGTCATCGGGCCTGACCCGCGTCTGGAAAGACCAGTCGAAGGAGACCGACTACACGGTGCTCGGCTTCTCGCTGATCACCGGGACCGTCCCGCAAAGCCCATGGGGTTACCTGACCTCAGTGCATCCTACCGAGGCGCTCGGCTACCCGGGGCTGATCCTCATGGTCGCCGCGAATTACGACCTCGGCGACAGCAATGCTCTTTCCCAGCACTCATTCGAGGTGAAGTGGCCGCTCTACAACACCGCGCCCGGGGGAACGGGCGACGCGGACGTGGCGCTGGTCGTCAACGACTTCCTCGCCAACACGACCTATGGCGCGCTGCTCACGAACCCGATCGCAACCGACGGGCTGATTTCGACCGGGGCGGCGACGACGACCGGCGACGCGGCGTTCCAGACCTATTGCACGGCGATGGGATTCGGCATGTCGCCGACCCTCGACAGCCAGGAGGTCGCGCTCGCGATCCTCGACCGCTGTACGATGATCTTCAACACGGCGCTGACCTGGACCGGCTACAGCCTGCTGTTTCTGCCCTATGGCAGCG